GCCAAGGTTCTCGTGCTCGACGCCCACCGTTGTGCTGCCGCCGGTTGGATATATCCCGGTCACGAAATCCTCTCCCCAGTTTATGAGCCATATCGAAGTGTTGTCCGAATTGGCACCGGCCCCGGAAAGGACATTGAAAGTGCTTTTTGTTTTGTCCGTCGCCTGGTGCTTGTTGTAGCGGGTTCCAAGTCCGTTTATGACTTCCGGCTTCGCATCGACATCACCATAAAAGATTATGTCCGCTATTGACTGTGAAAGACCCTCGATAAAAGCTTTTGCCTCGCGGAGCCGGAACTTGTCCGGGTTCCCGGAGCGCTTCGCCTCGGCGCAGTCGACCTCTGAATATGCCTCAAGCATGCATGTCGTATCCACGACAGGCAGCTTTGTCGACTTCTCCGGCATGACTCCGCCGTAGAGCTTGCGGAATGTCCCGGAGGGCAGCCCCGCGCGGACAGAAGCCTTGTGGTAAAGGCCGCTGTTACAGGGAATCATGGGAAGGTCGTCTATTATCGCGTTGACCTGGCTCATCATCTCGACGATGGGGATCAGGCGTCCGCACCCGTCGGTCTGTGCAGCAAGGTCATGAAGTGTCTGGTAGTTGAAACTGATTGTTGGCATTTACATTACCTCCTTATTTTTTTTGGCCCCCGAAGAGAAGCTTTGCGACTTCCTCCTCGGTCAGCTTTTTATTTGGATCCTTCATCCTGCCGGACAGATCGTCTGGCTGATGGTCGTCTGACAAGAGCTTGCCGACCTTCCAGCAGAAACGTATGATCTCCGGGTGGTTACCCAGCCCGCTTTCGTTCAGGTGCTTCGTAAGCTCCGGAGTTCCAAAGGAATCCAGTGCTTTTTTGGCGAGAGCGATATTTTCTCCGAACTTGGCTCCTCCAAATTCCTTATCGGTCTCGGCTGATGTTTTCCACTCCTCTGAGATCTGAGCGGATCTCTCGTTGTGGACCTGGATCGCCTTTTGAGTCAGCTGGATATAATAGTCAACAAGCTTTTGCGCCTTGTCCTGTGAAAGCCCAAGTTCTTTGGCTACGCCGCCGAATTCGCCCGCAAGCTTCTCGTCGTACTCATAACCCTCCGGCAGGGAGAATTTCTCGTACGCTTCCGGAACCTTGCCGTCAGCATTATCATCACCGGCCTTCGCCTTATCCTCGGTCTTTCCGTCCTCCTGGCTCTTTTCTGCGTCCTTGCCGTCGTGACCTTCGGCCCCTTGGCCATCATCTGCTGCTTTAGGATCCTGCGTCTTAACGACAGCATCGTCCTGCAGCTGCTCTTTCACTCCTCCGGGATCGGTGTTATCTTCCTGTCCGGGAGTGCGGTTATCTTCATTTGCCATTAGACTTTCGCTCCTTTCGTTTTTTGTCCTCCTGCTGCATCAATAAAAAGGCCTCAGGTTTAGCGTCCATAACGTCGCTTAATACCCGAAGCCCTATATTTCTTGCGCCCTCATTGAAAAATGTTGTACTGTTGCCGGTAAAGCTGCTGCGGTAGACTCCCGCCATGTCCAGGATCCTCCAGACGAACCGTCGGCCCTGAACAGAACTTAAGACATGCCTTACATCATTCAGGAATACCTCTCGTTCAAGCTTTTCTGCCTCCAGCCGCTTCTCCTGTTCCGCCTCCTTGCTTATCCTGCTCACATGAGGCCACCTCCGGACATGTCCATAAGCGCCTCAAGTGCGCTCTTCTCTCCGACGGGAGTCTCGCTTAAAGACTTAGCTCCGTCTGCAAGTGCCTGCCCCTGCGCCATCGCCTCCTGCTGTGCCATCTGCTGCGCCTTGACCTGTCGGACTTTGGCAACATCCTCGTCCGGTACGATGATTCCGGGAGGGATCCCAAGCATCCTGGCAGCTTCGTCGATGAACTGGTCAGCGTCGAGCTTGTCAAGCGCCTCCGGCTTGCCTATCTGAATGAGGCTGCCTATATTGGTGACAAGTTCGTTCATGGCGGAGAGGCCTATCATTTTCTGAGCCTGGGCCAGTATCGAAATGTAATCGACCTGGAGCGGAACTCCCTCAAGCTCTTCCGGAGGCTCCGGTATGAGTCCTGCCTTAAGTGCAATGTCAAAGGTGATGTCGATGCACGGATCCAGCAGCTCGGACTTGGTCCGCTCTATAACCGGGCCAAGCATTATCAGCTTTTCGCCTTCCTTGGCTGCGATCTCCCGCGCCGTTATCCCGGACCGGTCCATGGTGGAGATCATAAGGAAGAGATCGTTGAAAAATACCGTCTTTATCTGGTTCTCGATCTTTGCGATCTTTGCCTCGATTGCCTGGATGGGCGGGTTCATGTTCTCGTACAGGGACCTGAGTCCCTTTGACCCGACCTGTTCGTCGTAATAGGATATGCCTCCCGGAAGTGTGTCTATTTTCCCCTCGGCTGAGGCCGGAGCGATCACCGGAGGATCCACTATCCGATCCAGTCCAAGGTTGACGGACTCTTCCATCTTCATGAGCATCTTGCAGTCCGGCAGCGCGGTCCAGGCAGGAGATCTCGCATAGACCTTGTTGTCTGCAGTCTGCCATCTCGGGCAGAGTATCGGGAATATGTCGTGGCCGCCGATGCGGAGGAACTCTTTTGAATTGCCTGCCCCCTCCCACCAGTAAGCCGTGAAGTTTTTGCCCTTCCAGCCGTACGCGCTTTTCTCGACGGTCCTGTTCGGCTCGATAAGCTGCATGACCTTCCACTGGAGGAAATAATCCCCACGGTCGTAAGCATGCTGGATCGCAGCGGAACACTTCTCATACCCGAACTCCTCGACCATCTGGGACGTGGTCATCTGCCATTCACGGGCGAAAGTGTCCACCCTTCCGGAGGAATCATTGCTGATCCAGTAGGATCCTGCAGAGTATGTCCTGCAGCGGATCACATGATTGAAGTCGGGGAACATCGACATTGCGCCGGTTCCGGGTCCTCCCAGCTGACCGTACAGGTTCTGGGTGCTGTCATAAAAGTTGCTTTTGGTGTAGACCAGGTACATTATGTCCTGGACTTTTTTGAGCCATTCCTGGACCGGAGGAAATTCAGCCAGCCTTATGTCCGGTACGTCAAGCCTGAACCACGGCCGTGAAGGTGATGTAAGACCCGCCTGCATGCCGGAAGCAAGCACTCTGTGAGCCACGCTCGGCACTGTGTTGAGGATCGCGTCGTCCTCGCTTTCGATGTCTTTTTCCGCATCCTGATAGAATGCGGTTGTTCCGGGACAGATAAAATCCTCTATGTCCTTCCACTTGTTCTCGTATGGGAGCCGCTCGGCCTTGAGCCCCGCCAGCCTTGCCGTTGCCTTTTCGACTGTAATCATGTTACTGGCCCAGCAGCGTCTTTTTTTCGCCGGGTGCTGCGCCAAGGTCTGATGATCCTGTTAGGATCGTCTGGCTCTTCCCGATCGAGGCGGCCTTCTTCTTCCTGGCGTCGTCACGGGCGCCTGTTTCTGCCTCTCCGCTTACTTTGGATGGTTCTGATATCTGCGGTGCTATGGGTGCCGGGTCAGGCACTTTGGGTGTACTGAAAAAACACATGCGTTCATCCTCCTTTCTTAATGCGTTGTATTCCTACCTCCTTTTCCCCAGAGGTTTATAGCTTCGCGACTTCATCTGCAGCGGCCTGTATTCCTCTGCAGACCGGACCGTCCTGTTTACTGCGATGACGTCATCCGGCGGGACCGGCATTGCAAAGGTAAGAGCAAGTGCATCTGCGTCGTCCGGAGACCGGCCCAGCTTTACCTTGATGTCTTCTTTCTTTTCCAGAGTTATTTGAGATTTATTATTGAAGAAGTAATCAATAGCCATGAGATCCTCTGCTATGTATTCGGACTCCTCTCCCTCGTATGGCAGACATCCTCCGTCGATGAGCCACTCCTTCAGCTCTCCGTACATCTCACAGCGTTTGTTGGGATATACAATGTCCTTAGTCGCCTTCTCCCCGAAGTTGACCGGGAAGATCTTTCTGCGTCCCAGGTTGTTCAATATGTCATAGACCCCGGCGCCAAGCCCTCCGGAAATGTCAATGAATACGGCAGCGGGATTGTCCTGGTCCATATGCTGCATGAGGAGGTTGGCAAGGCGGACCGTATCGTAACCGTTGACTGTAAATTTTCTTTTGGTATATATTCCGCGCCGGATCCAGAGCACTGAATTGTCATCCCCGAATCTTGCAACGTCCAGACCGAAGATAAGAGGCACTCCCTTAAGGTCTGACTCAATGAGACTTTTAGCGCGTTCTTTGGCAGCATCGATAAGGTCCATCGAAATGTACTGTGATACGGAAGCTGAAGGAAATTCACCTCGCACACGGACCTTGATGAAGTCGGAATCGATACCGTAACGATCTATCTGATCCGCTATCAGTTCCTTGTTGGTCATCTTCGCTGTCCTTGAATCTATCTTTTTATGGTGCCAGTATTTAGAATCCTTGTAAAAGCAGTCGTGGAACCGGCCGTCGTTGCGGGTCGGGTTCCCGAATGCGAACCAGAGGATCTCAGTGTTCTTATCCGTCAGAGCGCCTTCCGTTACTTCCCAGATGATAGGCGGAATAGCGGAAGCTTCGTCAAAGATAATAAGGATCCGGCGCCCCTTGTTATGAAGCCCGGCGAATGCCTCAGACTTTTCCTTGCTCCAGGGGATAGCGTCAATTCGCCAGGTCTTTTCATGTCCTGGATCCCGGCTGAACAGCGACGTGGCAGTAAGCTCAAACCAGTGCTTGTTAATGCAGAGGCTGTACCACTTGGCCAGCTCAGCCCATGATTTTGTGGTCAGCTGTGTGGCAGTGTTGGCCGTAACGACCCCGCGGGTATCCGGCATCGTGGACATGGACCAAAGGATCAGTATTGCACAGAGCATACTTTTGCCAGCTCCGTGACCGCTTGAGACGGCCATCTGTATGACCTTGTTTAATGCTTCGTCCGGGGATAATTCTCCGCTCCTAAGCTGCCTGCCTACCTCTTCCAGGATCTCCCTCTGCCATTCATCCGGACCGTCAAAGTTTTCCAGCGGTCCCGGTTCGCCCCATGGAAATGCATAAAGGACATAACCTAGCGGATCCGACGCGAAAGAGGCAATATCATCGATAAGCCGCTGCTCATAGTCAAGAGCTGTCAGCTGATCCGACATTTTTCTTTACCCTCTCTCTGGCTTTGTCCATACGATCCGCGATCGAGACATTAACCTGGACCTCTGGAGACTTGAGTCCTGTTATCTCAGCCAGGAGCTTTGCTGCAGCAATTGGATCATGAAGATCCACCTCGACAGACATTCCGTTTGTCCTGGGGATCTGTTTGATGTTCAAAGACTTAAGGGCCGCAGTAACTTCTTCCGGCATGTTAGAAGTGGGAGCTAAAAGCATCTCGCCGAAATCTATCATGCTCTGGCCACCATGCAGCCTTGCCAGTTCTTCAAGAATTTCTTCCCTGTTTGGATCATTGCGGTCCGGAGAGATCTGGATCACGTCCGTAATATTTGTAGATACGATAGCTGCAAGCCGGCGCATAACTAATTCGCGCACAGAATCCTTGTCATAGCCTGATTTTTCGAGTGCTTCACGGCGCAGTTCACGGATCCTGGCCTTGATGTTACCCTTAGTTAATAGCTGTGAAGCCTTGACACGAGCGGATTTTTCCGCATATCCGGCACGGATGGCGGCTTGTGTTGCATTGGACTTAGGGTCAGATACGTACTCCAGGCAGAACTTCTCCTGCATCTCATTGAGTAAAAAATCATGTTCCTCTTCTGTTGGGATCTTTTTTGCCATCCGGTCCACCTCCTTTGAATGCATAAAAATAGAGCCGTCCCGGGGAGGAACGACTCTTTTATTTCTCGCTTTATGATATTTTTGTACACCTCTGTTAACTATAGCGATTTTAACAGATTTTGACGGTGTTGGGAACGGCGTACATTGTGAAAATATTTCATTAGTACGGTATTGGTAAGGAAATTAAGCGCTGTAAAGTAAACGGATTGCCTTGGAGAGTTCATTATGTTCCCGCTCTCGCCACTCGTCCACATCGGAAATTATATCCATGCAGACGCGCTTTAATTTATAAAGAGCTGCAGATTTTTGCCGTTGAACATATCTGTATGAAAAATCCAGTTCGTTGCAGATCGCGGATATTTCCATCTCTTCCCAGTAGTATAAGGCAAGGATGCGCGATTCAGCTGCCTTGAGGTCTTTATATGCGGGAAAGAAGGAATCTACGATCCGCTGCAGCTTACGGTAGTAGCGCTCGTCCATGATTTTAAGGAATCTTTCCTGCACAGGCGAAGAATTGTTTCCATCTACCCGGGGCTCTCCGGAGCCTCCGGGAGAGGATGCCATGACCTCAAGCCAGTATTTGCGGTCCTGCATATCCCTGTTTATGGCAGGAAAATCTTTTATTACTCCCTCAACAAGTAATATTTCACCGCGTTTCATTTAATTACCTCCCTTTTTTTTGATCACGGCTGACAGCACTTTTGCTGTCGGCCTGCTGTCAGTCGGTACTGTCAGCCGTGTAAAACATTGATATTACTGAATAAATTGACCTTGGCTGACAGGCTGACAGTAAAACTGTATATATTTGATTATCTTTAATGTAATTAAAATTATTTATAAATATATATATAAATAGCGGGGTACTGTCAGCCAAAATGGTACAGATATAGCTATAGCAAGGGTTTACGAAGGCTGACAGTACATTTTCTGCTGTCAGCCATGTATTCTATAAACCCTTTCTATGACTGGTTTATAGAGGCTGACAGTGACAGGCTGACAGTACCTGATAATTGCCTTTACGTGTTATATAAATTGACAATTCCGTTAGATTTTTTTGGAGGCACCCTGTACGTTCTGCTGCCGCTCTTACCTTTTCTTACAGCAGGTGAACCTGTCATTTTTTTGAGGACTTGTCCCGCTCTTGCCAACACACCCGACTGCCTGTCTTTGTCCAGCCCGCATGCCTCAAGAACCTGCATTGCGGTCATGTCCACCCAGAAATCTTCCGGGATGCTCCAGTCAAGTCCTTCTTCAATAAGGCTCTCGGCGTAATTCAGGATCTCAAATGGCTTGTTCTGAGCTTCAAGCAGCTGGTCTTCTTCTGACGTGAGCCACCACTGCCGCCGATCCGCGTCGGAACTCATATAATATTCCTGGTAGACCTCAGCCCATAACTGCTGAACATCAAAATCCTGCGGGATCCGGTGCAGATGCTTAAGCGGAATGACCCACCAACGGCTGTTTCCGGTCCTGTCTATTAAGAACTGATAATCATTTACCGTTGCGCAGAATATACACCGTCTCTGATACGGAGATATTTTTTTTGCCCAGGGAAGACGGATCTCGTCCCTGCTGGATGTAAGAAATGATTTAAGTTTTGCGAGATCGGCTTTTTTAAACGTCGCTTCAAGCTCTCCCAGCTCTATGATCCAGTTGGAAATGCATCTTTTGACAGAGTCCTTGTCGGAAGGATCCAACGTAACTCCCTCAGCGAACCAGTTGTCATCGCCGGCGATGCTTTTAAAGAAGGTAGTTTTTCCAATGCCCTGTTTCCCCTGCAAGACTAAGGTTCCTCTGGTACGGAAACCATCCCCTGCGAAGGCTGCCGCCACCCCCGAAACCAGCCAGCGGCGGACAAGTATGTCTCGGAGCTTTAAAGGAAAGCCATCCTCAGGTTCAAGATATGAGCAGAGCTCTGCGATCCGGGACCGTCCGTCCCATTTCCTGGACTTGATCCAGTCCTGAACAGGATTGATGATGTTCTTGGAAGCAAGCCAGTTGACGTATCCCGGCATAAGGGAGACAGGAAACCCGTACTCCACGCAGGCA